CGCTTTTTTCGTCAAAGCCAATCGGCGCTTTTCCATTATAGGCCAAACGCGCTTCATATTTTTCTCTTCGGCCTGTAAGTTCTCGGAAATTAGAATCATTAATAAGGTCGACTTCTGCACGTCGTGGAAACAATAAGGTCGGTCGAATCTTTCCCGCTCTCCAATTATGGCCATATCTCTCTTCTAAAATCTCACAGGATGATTGACTCAATTGACCTACACGCGCCTCTTTCAATACAGTCTGAAAGACCTCGTCTTTTTGTCGCATGATTTGTGTCAATTCATATGCATCAGGCATTAATTCATTCCATGACTCTGATTCAAAGGCAAATAGGGGGGTATTTGGATCAGATTCCAATGCTTTACGAATGGGTGGTAATTGATAAAAGTCTCCTACCAATACCAATTGGATTCCACCAAAGGGTTTCGTATTTTTACGGATTAGTTTGGCTAACTCGTTGAGTTTGTCTAGAAGTTCGGCGGTCATCATGGAGACTTCGTCAATAATGAGCAAATCCGTGCTGAGCCATCGACGCATCGCTCTTCCATTTCGACGAATTTTAACAAAGATTTCTTTTGTCGTCCCCTTTCCTAAACCGATTCCTGACCATGAATGAAGCGTTTTTGCACGATGGTTCAACAACAGGGCCGCACAACCGGTCATTGCACATATCTGAATCGTTACGATTTTGTTCTCCCATATTTTCTTCCATTTTGGCAATTCTTCATAAATCACAGATAACAAATAACTCTTTCCTACACCGCCACCACCTGTTAAGAAGAGATTCTTTCCTCGTAACAAATGGTTAAATACCGCACGTTGTTCAATAGTCAGACTTTCCATGGAGGGTGCCTTTTCTCCCTTTTTCTGGAATGTTTTAGGTTTCAATTTTTAAGGGCGAGAATGCGAGGCAAGTGTTTCTTCTGCATTTTCTCTTCGACAAAAAAGGATATGAAAGGGTGTCCTTGTCAAATCGTGTCGTCGCACAAGGATAGAATTATTACACCTACGCCCACTACAATGATAGATACCTGAATGACCACCTTCAAATGTGATTGTAATCATAACGGGTGAATCGCGAATCGGTTGACTAAAATATCGAAGAATAAGTGTCAAATGATAGTCTTGACCTTCTTCCCAATCACTCCATTGCTGTCGACCATCTCTTATAAAACGTGTATAACATACATAATCATTTCGATTCTCCTCCATTCTTTCATGGATGAATTTGAGAATTATTTAGATGCTAAAGGAACCATAATTGGACAAAACATGATATCATATTCTTGTCCATTATCCCCTGCTTCAGGTGAATATTCCTGAAAGGAATAGACAGATGGATTTTTCTTACGATAATGTGCCATGAAAACTGCACCATCCTCTTGTTGAGTGCAAATAAGTATAGGATCCGTTTGATGCATTGTATTTTTCTTACGGATGTCTAAATACATCTCCAGTCCGTGACGATGATGCGGTTTTGCGATGGTCCATGTCTTTCCCTGAGAACGAATATAACAGCACTTTGTTGAATCCATACTTCTATGTAGATTGAAACTTATCTTGAATTCCCTGTCTTCTGTCTTCTGTCTTTCATTTCAATTTTTTACAGGGAGTGTGTGATAGGTGGCAGATGAAGTGGATCCGCAATCAAACCACTGTAAGAGTCTTTGACCAAATGTGACCTCACCTGTCTTTTCTAAATCATCTAAGGATGTATGATAACAGTCTTGGATCTTTTTATGCATGTTACTATCCAGAGTCGATGTGCGTATCGACAACTTCTCCATTCGATCCAGAATCGATGAATGAAAGGTAGACAGACGTTCCAACTCTTCACTCACTCTTTTCCATTCTTCTGCCATGTCGGAATCTGTATCTGATCCAGAATCCGATACAGATACAGATATAGAATCTGATAAAGATACAGAATCTGTATCCGATACGTTCATCGATTCGTCCTGATCCATCTCTTCGTCCTCTTTATATGGTATATCCTATTTCCCATTTAGATGGCTTGAATGGCGGTAGATGGCTTATTAGATCGCGTATGAAAAGCAAGTAAACTAATTGGACTGTGATAGGATAGAGTAAATACCATAGGTAAGACAGAGGATTCATCGGTGGATGTCCATGAAACAAACCAGTGAGGTGGCATAAACAGTGCAGTTCCTGCACGAACCACAATATCCATATATTTAATATCCCCTACAAAGGGTGTATCACTCTTTGTCCATTCCCTTGGAAAGGATCGTCTCCATCCAATGGGGAGATATTTTTCCATCGTTTCTGGAAAGATCGTGACAAGAATATCCCCTTCTACAGGTAAGATACATGTCCAAGTGGCATATGTTCGATGTAATCCAATCGATCCAGCCCATGCTTCATATCTGGGGAAAAGAAACCAGCCTGATAAAAGTGGTTCTACATGTTGTTTCGCCCAGATTCCAATACCGGTTAATTTCGCAATTTTTTCGGCTTGTTCATATTCCCATGGACAATGCGTTTCAACCGTTCCTGACTGTATCCATTCTACAAAGGAGTGATCCGTAAAGATCGATACAGTCTGGTAACATGACCTCTGAAGAACATCTTCACGTGTCCATATCGGATTTTTGGGAAGACCGCGAACAATTAAGGGAACACGCTCTTTCCATAATTCCATCATCGCATCTTTTTGATGGACATTGACTTGATTAATTCGGAATTCATGAATCGCCTGTTTGTAGAAGAAGGTAAAAATCATAAAACATAATAATCCAACGAATAGGACATTCAACATACTAATTTCACTCTTACAACAAAAAACACTCGATTATCGCACATAGAACTCTTTTTATCGTTTTACCACCGCTCTTCGTGTGGTAGATAGACTTGGTTTCACCGAAGAATGCGAACGCTGGCGACGAGTAAGTGCTAGTTTACGAGAATGACCTGTCAGTTTTACCGACTTTTTAGAATGACCCGAGGATGGATGAATGGCTTGATCCGACTTTGCAGAAGAAAGGACAGACTTTGTTCGTTCCTGCTGTGGTTCATCTTCTGTCTTCATATGGGGGTGAAGAACATATAATGCCTTTTCGACCCAATCGGGAGATAAGTTTCCATCATGCTCCAACGCATTCATAAAATAAGCATGTTCTGTATTTATGGCATGTAACAATTGAATCATTTGATCTTCTAATCCATCCACTTGTTCCATGTCGCGAATCAAATGGATTTCACGAAACAACTCCAACCACGCCTCTTTGTATACAGGAGAATAGGATTCAAATACCGCCTTACCATCCATAGCAAATCCATAATATCGAATACCGATCTGTGAAAATTGAGTATCCACATTCAAATGAAATCCATTACCCACTAAATAGACGTCATTCAAATCAAGTATACTCTGTGCAATGTCTTCCATGATAATAAAACATCCGTATACATGATTTTGAAGACAGAGAAGGGCAAATTCGTCTTCTTTATGGTGTTCGATTTCAGCCTGAATACTGGAAATAAGTTTCGTGGTATCCATTTTCTATTTACATCAATGTCTTCTTACCCTCTCCTCAAACGCGTAGCAATACGATAACACCATTAAAAGGATATACCACTTTTCTATGAAATCGACCTGATGGACTATCAATTAGAATTCTCAAAAGGGTCGGTTGTTTTAAATAAAGAACAACACGATGTAGTGACAAGCCCCATTTACGAAAATCAACGGATTCTTGCTTCGGCGGGATCAGGAAAAACAACCACGATTACGTCACGAATTGCATATCTCGTAGAAGAATATGGAATTGAACCGCAGCGTATTTTATTAGTCTCCTTTTCTCGCGCTGCTGCGCAAGAAATGATTCATCGTGTTCATCGACTTCTCGGACCCATCCCTATGTATGCAGGAACCTTTCATTCCTTATCTTATCAAATCCTACGAGAGCATGCACCACATTTACTACGTGATCAGCCATTTATGGATGAATTACCTTATCGTCTTGCAAAGTGGCTGACTACTGAATCTGCCAAACGATGGACACAGCAATTTCGAACCTTCATTGTGGATGAGTTCCAAGACATTAACGATATTCAATGGGAAATCCTTCAAAAACTATATCATCGTCGGGCAACCATGACGATTGTAGGAGATGATGCCCAAAACATTTATACATGGCGTGGATCTTCTGTGGATTTTATTCTTCGTTTTCATGAACGAATTCCCAGAGTAAAAGATTACCAACTTTGCCGAAATTATCGATCAGTAGAAAGCATTGTAACGATTGCAAACTCGGTTATGAGATTTATCCCCACGTTACCCTTTAAAGAGCGAATGATTGCGAATACACTAGGTGGAAAAGTGCCAGAAGTCCATTATTTTTTCCGAGCGACAGATGAATATGATTGGATTGTTAATTCAGTGGATAAGTTGAGAAAGGCATCTACTACACATCGATTTGCTGTTTTGTCTCGTTATAATTCGGATTTGTATCGGTTGGAAGAGCGTCTTCATCGAAAGCATATTCCCTATGTTCTCTGTATGGATCCTGAACAGCCGAAAACGGCCACTACGAATTCAGCAGTTACATTGGCTACGATTCATGGAAGTAAAGGTCTTGAATGGGATATTGTTTTTTTTATGAATCTACATGATGACGTCTTTCCTGCTCGAAAAGGGGAGGAAGATGTCATCTGTGAACGTCGTCTGTTCTATGTGGGCGTAACACGTGCGAAAAAGGCGCTCTTCATGACGTATTCTCGACAAGAGCGGTCTCTTTCAAGATTTGTTCGTGAAATACCTAGACCTTTTCTGCGCTTTCATAATGTCACCTCTTTCAAACTCAGTCAAGCAGAATTCCATCACCCAATCATGTCATTAGAAGATCAATTACGAGGATTAGATGGAAAAGACTGGAGCGAATGGAGAGAAAAAGGGTGGATCCCTGAACTTCGATCGACTCGAACAGAAGCGATTTACCCCTTTAGAGAGTCGATTACAGTCCCTGATTGGGTAAAAGACATGGATGTTAAAGAAATGTGGAAAGAGGTTCTGCGTCTCTGTTTTTTAAGAGAATCAGCCAGACACTGTCAACAAATGGCCCAACTTCAAACTCCTATCATTACAGAGGGCCTATTAACCCTTCGAATTTATCGGGAAGACATTGCTTTCTGGCAAACCTATGAAGCAGAGTTTGAACAGATGGTTCATCATTTTCTGAAACACACGCACGAAATGCCTGCTGTAGAATATATTCAGTTAGATACATATCTTCATCAAAAATTAAAACACCTGACATGGACCGTAGAAGAACGATGTCATGCTCTTGTGATTCTCTCCAAAATTCGTGGTCAACTACGTCCCATTCGTCACATGGGATTTGATTTGAATGAATTCTCTTTTGGTGTAGTTCGAAATTCGGTTCCCACCGAGGCAAGACCCGAAGTTCTTGCAAGTTGGCATCGCTATAAGGATCCTGTGCATAAATCGAGTGATATTTTGGGAGACATTTGGAGAATGGCGGCGCTATCCTTTGTCGTAGAGGGTCGTAATGTACCTCTGTATCAATATCTGTCGGTTCTTCCTTCACTCCAAAGCATGGAGCACCGATCGCTGATTCAGAACCTAGAAACCGTTCTTCCTGATTGGATCGCTCAACAAGAGAATCCCCTTTTTCACTTTTTATTTGAAGTCGAAGGGATCCATCCTCTTTCGTTTGATTTATTAACAGACAAATGGGTCTATTCAATTTATCACGATAATGGACACGATATGAAAATGGAGGATAAGATACTACTTTTACTAAAACAGTATGCTTATGAGGAGTGTTATGATCGTGTATTATCAGGAATTGCGATATGGAACATGGCGACAGGAATGATTGTAGAATACGAGATTCCCTCTACCACACGGGAGCAGCTAAGCCAGCTGTGGATACACCTACAACAGAAGTATGCCGTCTAGATTCGTCCTCTGCTGTTCCGAGCATGCGATTGCCCTGAAGAGGGACAGAGCCACCTGGTTGTTTGATGTTTGATCGCGAACGATAGGCTTGTTCCGTAATGGTTTTGGGCATAGGAACACCACCGTGCGCCATGGGTTGTCCCTTTCCATGATCGCGATCGGGGAGAGCATAGAATTTGTCAGCACCATAGCGATCCTGTTTGGTTGGATTATTGAATAGACGCTGGCTACGCTCAAAGTAGCGACTGTCATTCTGTGAACGACACGTTGTTTGGTCCTTGCGAAGAAGCGCTTGTGGCATAGATAGTTCTTGAATAAAAGCACTTGATATGGGTGCACGATCAGGGACAGTCGATCCAGCGACATACATGGTGCTGGAATCGTCAGGGATATATTGAGAACTAGGGCACCATTTGTCTAAGGGTTGAGTAAGCGTTCGTAATTCAGACTCTGTATCAATCCGTGACGAGTATCTTCCGGGTGGATATTTGGATCCTCCCATAGGAAATACCATATGAGAGGGAGGGAGAGGTGCCATTTCTGCAGGTCCACTTGTGACGTATTGTTTACAGACACGAACCAACGGGCGAAAGTCTTGTGGAAGGGCAACCCGTTGGTGGGGTAAAATGTGGCGGATCATTTGGGTTGGATCCCAATGTGTCTTTAAACAAACGGGTGGAAACATCTCACCTGTTGGTTCCTCTAAAGGATATTTTCCCACAAAAGGTGATGGAGGCTGTAATTGACTCATTACTAATGGAATGGAATTAAAATCATTTCATTTGTCATGGATACCAAAGAGAATTACGAGTTATTTGGATTACTCTTATGAGTAACAAATAGATAAGGTGTTTTATCAGGATCGTCGGGAATGGGAACGGTAGGTTTGTTGCCCCAGCCGGTCGCACGATTGGCAAATCCAATTTCTTCATCGACTTGGAAGGTGGCATTCCATTCCAAAATATCTAAATAATAAGGTTGATAGATCCAAGCAGGGGTAATATTTTGATCGTCATAATAAATCTTAATATCCAGTTTATCCAATTTACCGAGTCCATTTTCAAACAGAGACGGGTTTTGAATGACGGTCTGTGAGGTTCCTGTATCGCCAAGCGCACCCATTAGAATCTTTGCAG